GTCGTATGACGTGGGACCGCGACAGCGTCGGCAAGGCGCTCGCCTCGATCCTCGAGGCGGCGATCACCGACGTGAGCATCTACGACCGCCCGCTCTACAACCTCAACGCCCCGGCCATCGTCGTTGGGCGCGCCGCCGAGACCCGGTATTCCACCTGGGCGCTCTCGATCGACGAGACGCAGCTGCCGGTGACGTGCGTGGCCGGCACCGAGCGCGACGCGGATGTGGCCGAGCTCATCGCCCAGGTACGCGCGGCCGTGCTGGCTGACGTCATGCTCGGCGGCCTCGTGCAGTCGTGCTATCCGACCCTCGAGCGCAACTGGCGCCCGCTCAAGGTGGCGGGTGCGGACCTGCTCGCCGCCGACGTCGTACTCCAGATCTACATGTAAGGGAGGCCCTGAATGACATCAACAGCGACCAAAGAGCGCGCCGGCAACGGCGGCGACCCGCCCCGCGTCGAGCTGACGGCGACCGGCGACCCGGTCCCACCGACCGCGGCGCCGCTCATCCTCAACGACGCCTATTTCGACCTGAACGGCGTCAACCTGCGCTGCCTGGTCAAGCACCTCGAGATCGTGCCCGAGAACAAGCTGGTGACGATCACGAGCTTCTGCGCCGAGATCGACTACCCCGGCGTCACCAAGTACCACCTGCGCGTGACGTTCCACCAGTCCTTCGACGCCGGCGCCACGTACCAGACGCTCAATGCCGCCTATCAGAACTACGTGACGACCGGGGCCCAGGCGACGTTCAACGCCCGCCCGTACTCGTCACGACTGCCGAGCGCCACCAACCCGATCATCAGCGGCTCGGTCATCCCCATGCCCTTCGAGCTCCTCATCGGAGACGCCGGGGCGGGCTCAGAGGTCGCCGTCGACTGGAACATGACGACGGCGCCGGTCGTCAACACGGGCACCGTGCCCGCCACGGGGGCCAACACCGGCGCCCCGGGCTACTTCACGCCGGCGGGGGCCCAGACCCCGGCCAACATGGCCGCGCTCAGCGGCATCACCGCCAACCCCGCGACCGCCTGGGCGGTCGGCAGCTACGTCATCACCGCCGACCTGCTCGCCAGTCACTGGACGGGCACGGCCTGGGCTGCGGGCAAGGCATGACGTGGCCCAAGCGCCCACCGTCGCCGTCATCGGGCTCAACGCGCTGAACCGCGACATCAAGCGGGCAACCGACAACGCCGGGCCGATCTATGCGGTCATGAGCCAGGCCGGGCGCAGCGCGGCGGACCCCGTCGCGGCGCAGGCCCGGGGGTCCTACCCCAGCGTGACCGGGCGCCTGGCCTCCGACGTGCGCGTCACTGCGACGCGCTCGGGTGCGGCGGTGCGCGTCGGGCGCTCGAGCGTCCCCTACGCCGGCCCCGTCGACTTCGGCGGCTGGCCCGAGGGGCGCCAGTTCATGACCAACGGGCGCTACCTGTTCCCCGCGGCGTCGTCCTTGGCCAGCGAGGCGGCGCAGCTCTACGACGAGGCGCTCCAACGAGGCTTCAACGACTTCAACTGGACCAACACCACCAACGAGGCAGGGAGTGTCCGTGACTGAGCAAATGAGCCCTTATGACGACGAGGCCACCGAGGCGCTGCCGACATTGGTGCACGTGTCCCAGGCGTTCAGCAGTCGTCTGCCGTCCCAGCGCACCCTCGACCTGCTGAGCCGCATCGAGGGTGCGGACTTCGGCACGTTGGCCCAGGAGGCGCCGTTTCGCATCGTGGCGTTCCGGGCGCTGCTCCGCGACTACCCCGAGCGCGACGCGACGTCGCTGTGGTTGCACGCCTACGACGTGGAGGTCGATGTCGACGAGATAAACCCTACGAACGGGAAGTCGCCGACGCCCGCGCCCGGTTCTGTCGTTTCTGGCGCATGACCCCTGACGAGCTCGAGGCGCTGAACGACGAGGACTTCGCCGCCATGATCCGGCTCATGGGTGTCGAAGCGGCCACGTGGGAGCGTGTGAACGACAAGGCAGGGAGGCGTTAGCCCATGGCCGGCCCGTCGATCATGGTTCGCGTCCTGGGGGACCTGACTGGGCTCGGCTCGTCGTTCAGCTCGGCGGCATCCAAGGGCACCTCCGCGGCGTCGGGCCTGAAAACCGCGTTCGCGGGCCCGCTCAACATGTTGAACTCGACGGGCGTTCTGGGCCCGTTCGGCGACGCCATCAACAATGCTCAGCAGGGTCTGGCGGGCATGGGCGAGCACGCCAAGTCGACCAGCGACAAGCTGATGGGGCTCGGCGCCGTCGGCGTCGGCGTCGGACTGATCCTCTCCAAGGCCGGCTCGGCCGACCAGGCGGCGCACCAGCAGCTCCAGGCGGCCGTCACCGCCACCGGGCACAGCTACGACCAGTACGCCGGCAAGGTCGACGAGGCGATCAAGCACCAGGAGAATTTCGGGCACACCGCGGTCTCGACGCAGAACGCGCTCCAGACGCTCACCCAGATCACCGGCAACCCGACCAAGGCGCTGCAGCTGCTCTCGACGGCGAGCGACCTGGCCGCGGCCAAGCACATGGACCTGGCGTCGGCCGCCAATATGGTCGGCAAGGCGTACGAGGGCAACACCAAGGTGCTGAAGCAATTCGGCATCACGGTGTCCACGACGGGCTCGACCCAGGCCCAGCTCACCAAGGCCACCACCGCGGCGCAGAAGGCCGACGTCTCGCTCACCACGGCCAAGCGTCAGCTGCTCGAGGTCCAGACCGCCGACGCCGCCTCCAAGTCGATGACCGCCGTGCAGGCGCTCAAGCTTCAGGACGCCCAGAACAAGGTCTCGGCGGCCAACCTGACGGCGCTGACCGCCCATAACCAGCTCACCGACGCGCAGAAGCGCCAGGCAAGCGGGGCCGCCGCCAACACCGCCGCGATGGACCAGCTGTCCAAGAAGCTGAGCGGCCAGGCCTCCGCGTCGGTGCACACCTTCAGCGGGCAGATGGACGTGCTCAAGGTCAAGATCGAGGACCAGGCCGCCACGCTCGGTCAGAAGTACGGGCCCGAGCTGACAAAAGTCGGCGCCGTGCTGACCGGGCTCGGCGGCGTCATGAAGGTGACCCAAGCGGCGCAGGACGCCATGAAGGACTCGACGATCGCCAGCACCATCGCGCAGGACGCCTCCAAGGTGGCGACGATGGCGGGCTCGGTGGCCACCGGCATCGCCACGGCGGCGACGTGGCTGTGGAACCTCGCCCTCGAGGCCAACCCGATCGTGCTCATCGCGACCTTGATTGCCGTCGTGCTCGTCGGCGCCATCGTGCTGATCGTGACGCACTTCAACAACTTCAAGGCCATCGTGCTCGACGTGTGGAACACGGTCCTCGTCGCCTTCGACGCCATCAAGAACGCGATCAAGGCGGTCGTCGACTGGGTTGCCGGTAACTGGCCGCTGCTGCTCGGCATCCTGACCGGCCCAATCGGGCTGGCCGTCGAGCAGATCATCACCCACTGGCAGAGCTTCGTGTCCTTCTTCGAGGGCATCCCCGGCCAGCTCGCGAGCGCGGGCGCGCACATGTGGGACTTCATCTGGAATTCGTTCCGTGGCGTCCTCAACACGCTGATCGACGGCTGGAACTCGCTCAAGTTCTCGACGCCGAGCGTGGACATTCTCGGCATCCACACGCCGAGCGTGACGCTCGGGGTGCCCCAGATCCCGCACCTGGCCGAGGGCGGGCTGATCACCAAGACCGGCCTTGTCTACGCCCACGCCGGCGAGGCCATCACCCCGGCGCCGTCCTTCGGGCCGGCCGTCTCGGTCGGCGAGCAGCATTTCCACAACGAGGTCGGCTTCGACGCCTTCATGCGCAGAGCGGCCTGGCTGGCCCGCACCCAGCGCGGCGGGCAGCCGGTCTCGTGACCATCGCCGCCAGGTGCGTGCGCAAGGCGTGGCTGGCGCTGCCCAGCGGGGCGAGCGTGCAGCTCGACAACCCCGCGGCGGGCTACTACTGCCAGAGCCTCGACCTCGGCGCGCCCATAGTGCGCGACGTGACGACGAACCGCCCCGACGCCCACGGCATGGACGACCGCACCGCCTACTTCGCCGGGCGCACCGTCACGGTCAACATCACGGCCATGGCGCCGGTGGCCCAGGTCGACGCCGTGGCCGCCAGCTTCGCCCCGTTCATGCTGCCCGGTGGGCCCCGCCCGGTGCTGCACTACGTACTCGACCGCCCCGGCGCTCCCGAGCGCGTGCTCACGGTGCGCGGCGAGTCCTACGACTGGCCCATCGTCGGCGCCATCGAGCGCGACATCGTGCTCACCTTCATCGCCGGCGACCCGATCCTGCGCGACCCCAACGTCCAGACGGCGGTGAGCTGGTCGGGCTCGACGGGGTCGGGGCGCACCTACCCGCTGACCTTCAACCGCATCTACCCGACCGGTGGCGCCATCGTCAACGCCACCATCACCACCCACGGTGACCTGAGCTGCCAGCCCGTCCTGAAC